TAGAATTGGAATGATGATGTTGTCGGCAGACCATTTTCAGGTTGCGAAGATTTTGTGTATAAAACCGTCAACAAATCCACGTTTCACGAAACTTGACCCAAACAACGCTACATTGGAAAGCGCATTGGCGCATTGGAACGGTTTTCATTATGTGAATTCAATTGTCCCAAAACAAATAAATCCTGCTTATTCCGACCGTCCTTATGGTGCGCAGGTAATGACGAAAACGTTTGCGAGTGTGCCGTTTACGTGGCAAAACTTTCTTGACGTGGTCACAAACAACCAAATTTTCGCACCTGACGGCGTTTCACCTGCTATAATGGAACGAATAAAGTTCAAACCGCCAATGCAATCAGGGTCGTCAGGAAAGGCTGAAATAAAGGTTCGGTTTTATCAAATTTGGACATTGAATTTGCAAGAAACTTTCTTGAATCCGTCGGGCGCATAATCAAAAAAATGCTAAATTTGTGACATGGGAACAAGAAAGCAGTCGCCACACCAACATTTGCTTGACACGGTTCAAAATTTGAAAAAAGTAATGGGCGATTTTTCCGAACAGTTGCCAAATATTGTCAAGTCAACCGTTGAAAGTCTTGGCACGGACGAACAAAAAAAGGATTTTATTGACAGATTGAATGCTTCTGGTTATGCCGACCATTTGAAACAAGCGAACGACATTTTAAAACGCGATAAATGACGCAAATCATTCTTGCCAGTCAAAGTTTTAAACACGAATTGCAAGGGGATTCGACGCCGTGGGCGTTGGGTAATGTCGGCGACCTAAAGGTCATAACGAGCGAAATTATTGTTCAGAATTACGCGATTTCGACCAATGACAATCCGTTCATTTTTAATAATACGGACGGAATGATTGGGGGCGGTTGGATTCAAGACCCACAAAACCAATTTGGTTCGTTCAATGTTGGAGATTCAATAATAATTTTTGACCAAACAACAAGTTCCTATCAAACGGGCGGAACTATTTCGGCAATTTTAGACCACGGAAATATTCAAATCACTGGCATAACGATTTCGGGAGGCAACAATTTCATTGCTTCTGGTTACGTAATAAGCAACACGACGGCGATAAATTCAGTAAAGTTTCAATATCAATGGGCTGAAAATTCAGCTTCTCCTTCGTTTTTAAGCCAAGTTGATTCGTCGAACCAAATGTTTGTTGCAAAATCAAAGGCAGCGAGTGACACAACGGTTACGGCAATGATACCAATTGGTTTCCCGACATGGCAAACAGGTTCGGCAACTATACAGGGCGCAGGAATTGATAACGGCACGACGGACGGAGTTTATAAATCGAAATATTACATCGTTCACACGTGCTTCATTCCGCCAGAAATAATTCAAGCGCAATACCAAAATCAATTTGCCAACACCCCGCCAAACGATTTTTCAATTGTTGGCAAATGTTGGACATACATGACGCAATTCCAAGCAGCACAATTTTATACAAATCCAAACTATCTTGTTTCGGCAACGTTTGACACGACGTTGGGAAACACTGGTTGGTTCAACGAAAATTTTTCAACAGGGGCGACTAATTACAAAATTGCGTCGATAACCTATAAAAATTCAGCGGGTCAAACAATGCCTTCCGTTGACTTGTCATTGAATCCAACCACGGTGACAATCGTTGTTCAAAATACAGTTGATTCGCCGTTTGTTAATAATAACACCAAGTTTATTTTGGGATTCGAAAAAGTTCCATACGACCCAAGCGAATACCAAACGAGCGACACGTTGGACGATAATTTTATGTTTGACCGTGCAATTCAAACCGTCGGAATGGCTTCGGTTAATGGTGCGCAATACGGCGTTGCAAATCGACAGGTATTGTCGAACGTTGTTGGTACATGGAACAGCAATTCACAAATGACAATCACAGGAACGATTCAATTGTTAACTGGGTCATTGAACAAACTTTCGAGCGGTGAAATACCTTCATATTTATTGTACGTTATTACTCAAAATTATACACTTGCAACTGACGTTTCCGATTTGGTGACGTTACAAGCGGACATTGAAAACTTCACGATTGACACGAGTGACCCAACAATGATTGTTGTCGATTCAACAAAATGGTTGCGTCACCCAGAATCCGACCCAACGATTCAAGGCGTTGCGACGGACACTGTGGCGAGTGACCCGACGGCGTTGACGTGGCATATAACAATCGTGAGCGGTGGCGGAAACATTGGAATTTGCGACGCGACAAATTCATTGACGTATGGCAACGCTGATTGGACAACGGATTTGAACACAACAATGAATTTGTTGGTATCATCAATAAATACCAACACAAATTTGGGAACTCATGTTTGGTTTGGTGCGCCTACATTTAATAATTCTGCAGGATTTACGGCAACGTGGAATTCGTCGACAAGCGTTTTTACTTTAACAGCACCAGTTGGAAGCGGAACGACATTCAACGGACATTTGGTTCAAGCTGCAGTTGTTGGTTATTGGTCTGGCGATGCTGGTGTTCAAAAAACATTCACAGGCGGTTCGCTTTATACATTCGATTGTTACCCACAAGACGAAGTTGTTGTTGCGTCAAACTTTTATATTGAAAGTTCAGGGCGCACAATGTCTGGCATAAAATTGACAAACATAAATGCCAGAATAATTGCATACAACGGAACGTCACAATTCGAACTCGACCAATTCAATGTTCCTCTTGCTTCAATTCCGTTGACTGGCAACACGCAAATATTCGACATTCAACAACCGCGTCCGTTCAATGTCCCAGTTGGTTCAATTAGAAAATACATTGAAGTCAAACGTCGCCAAGATTTAGACACTGGTACACGTTATTATTTCACTTCCATTTATCCTTTCATTGTTCGTTGGGAAACATGGTTGCCATTGTTACAGGCTGACCCAAGTTTTTTGAATCCTTCCTTGCCCAACAACGGATTGAATAATTTTTGGCAACAATATCAAACTGGTTCGTGGGAACTTTATTACGAATTATCAATCACCGCAACAGAAAACGGAACACCACAACAATACCAATTGAAACAACCGTTTGTCGTTCATAATTATTTGACCGATTCCGATTATACTTACGCAAAAACATTTGCATTTGAATCGTCCGACCTCGCCTTGTTAATGTCTGGAACTGGTGGTGCGAAACAACTCCAGTCTGGCGGTGCATTCACGCAAACGGTTAACGGTCAGGTGTATTATATTGACGGAAATTCATTTGCATACCTTTTCAAAAAAACGTTGATAGTTGCGTTTTTTGAAAAAACGACGTCACCAGCATACGTGACAGTTGAAATGAACGTCGAGGTGTACCAACAAGGCGGAGTTGTTGGAGAAAGGATTTATTCGTCGAAATGGGCGTCTGACGGTAATTCGTGGTTTTATTCCGTCGACGGTTCAAATAAAGTTGTTGTTCACCAATACGGCGACGTTGTTATCGGATTGGCTTATTTTGACCCAACGCAAGACCCTAATTTCCCAACCAATGCGACGCAATTGAGTTTTTCGTCGCGCATTTATGAAATTTCTGACGGAACATTGACCACGGACGACAGCGTTACAATTACGACAGACGGAGGTCTTAATATTTTACAAGATTAACGACATGGCAATCGACGGAACAAGAAGTCTGGACACATTCAACACGATTTCGGCAGCGACAATATCGGTGCAAAATCCTGTCAACGTCCCAACGCCCACGAATTTATCGTGCTGCGAGGATTGTTCGTTGTTGGTATTGGCGGACAATACGGGGAACGCGACGTCGAACGACATTTCAACCGTCATTTGGTGGTTCAACACCACGACAACCGCTGCCGTGTTGACGTTGCAAAAAGTTGTAAGTGGTGCATGGGTTACAAAAAAAACCATTTCCGATAACACTTACGGAACATATAACGCTTACGGATTTTATACAAATTCGGAAAATCAAAATTTTGTTTCGTTTAAAATAAATTGGGCAAACGTTTTGAACGACTCTTCGTTGGGCGCAGGAGCTTATCGCGTCGTTTGTACTTACACCGACCCAATTTTTGGCAATGGAACTGTCAATTCGTACATTTTTTGTTTGAAACCATACACTCCACAAATTGCCGACGGAACGGTTCGATTGGAATACACGCTGTCTGGAACGACTGCGGACATTACCAATGACACATTGGTGAAGGATTACGGAACGCTGGAGGTTTACAACCAAATTCGCGTGAATGGGTATTTTGGTTACGCAAAAACGCCTTATGTTTCTGAATATGTTGAAACCGTCCTTGGGCAACAATTGTTTGTTGAAGACCGTGCAAATATTCAATATGAATGCGAATTGTTGATGTTGCCAGAATGGATTCACGCGATTTTGAGGATTGATTTTATGATGGCAGATTCGTTGGCAATAACCGACTATAATTCAATGAATAACGCGTCTTATGTGACAAAATATGTAATAAAAGACAGTGAATATTCGCCGAATTATTACCAATTACAAAGCATGAATGCGCCAGTTCAATTGAAATTCAAACCTGCTAATAATAGGACAAGAAAATTCAGGTCGTAACATATTTTTAATAACTTTAAGCAATGGGAAAAATCAAGTTTTTGATATTGTTTTTTATATCAACGTTGGGCGTTTTTGGTCAAACGAAAGTAAAGGATTTGCCACAAACAACGACAGGGACGACGGGGGATTTTCTTATTAAGGATTATTACACTGGGGCGAGTGGTTCAACGCAAAAAATTGCTATTTCGGATTTTTTGAACAATTACGGAATATTTATTTGGGCGGACACAACAGGAGCGAACGGTCTTGTTTCAAAATATTACGCTTACAATTGTTTTTTGCCATATTCAAACGCCACAAAAAACGTTGATTTAAACGGCAAAAATTTGACCAATGTTGGAACGTTGTCTGGAGCAACAACAATCGGCAAAACGTCTGTGACTGTTGGAACGGCGCACACAACTTCGGGAACGTTATATTTGGCAAACGCTTCGAATTATTATTCCACGGCATTAACGTCAACGTCCAACACAACGTCGTACACGTTGAATCTTCCGCCGTCCGCTGGAACATTGGGTCAAATAATGCAAACGGATAACAGCGGAAATTTGAGTTGGGTGAACCCGTTTGGATTGACTAACTTATCCGCAACGTCACCATTGGCATACAACAATTCGACTGGTGTGTTTTCAATACCAGTTGCAACGAGTTCAGCCAATGGCTATTTGGCAAGTTCAGATTGGACGACATTCAACGGCAAACAAAACGCAATCACATTGACAACGTCAGGAACTTCTGGCGCAAGTACTTTGTCGGGTTCAACGCTCAATATTCCTCAATACGTTGATAGTTCGGTTGTGAATGGTTACGCAATAAAAAAAATCGTTACAGGAACAAAAATAACATTGAACACAGACACGTCAATTGTTGAAAGCCAATCGAGAGCAAATAACCAATTTGTTCCGTTTGTTGGTTCAACAAAAAAAGTTGTCCTTGGAAACACATTGGAAGCAACGGCATTAACTGGCGATTTAAGTTTGACGTCTGGAAGCGCAGGGAGTTACAACGGTTCATTGGTTTTGTATAACGGCTCAAATATTTATTCAACTTCAATCATTGCTGGTGCGCCGTCAGCGAATACAATCATGACGCTTCCGAGCGCAACTCCAACGGCAGGACAAGTTTTGTATAGTATTGATAACGCGAGTACGTTGGGTTGGAAATCGGTTATTGGGTTGACGTCATTGTCCGCAACGTCGCCGTTGTCCTACAATAATTTAACTGGCGTGTTTTCGATTTCACAAGCAACGGCGTCAACAAACGGATATTTGTCAAGCGCGGATTGGAACACGTTTAACGGTAAAGGTTCGGGAAGCGTCACGTCGGTAGGTCTTTCGTTACCTTCGATATTTTCGTTAAGTGGGAGTCCAATTACTACAAGCGGGACGTTTTCGGCTTCACTTGCGAACCAATCTGCTCGGCAATTTTTCGGAGGCTATACTTCAGGGACAACAATTCCAAGTTTTCGAAGTATTTATGCAATCGACCTTCCGAATACAATTGATAGTTCGATTACGTTGACCGTTCCGTCGGCGTTGTTTTCGTCTTCGTCATTGTCGTTGACAAAATCGTCGCATACAGCAACTGGGACGTTGTCATTAGCTTCTGGCTCGGCAAATTATGTTTTTGCAAATCCAAACGGCTCGAGTGGAACTCCGACGTTTCGTGCATTGGTTGGCGCGGATATTCCTGCCGTCAATCTTGCGTCAAGCGGAAACGGTGGCGTTACTGGAAATTTGCCTGTGAGCAATTTGAACGGCGGAACGTCCGCGAGTTCAACAACGTTTTGGCGTGGCGACGGAACTTGGGCAACACCGTCGTCAGGTTGGTCGTTGTCGGGAAATTCAGGCACTACATTGGGAACTAATTTTATTGGAACAACTGATAACGTTGGACTTGCGTTCAAAGTTAATAATACTTATTCAGGAGCAATAAACCCAAACGGTTCAACTACCTTGGGATATCAAGTTGGAACACTCGGTGAAAATTACAACAATACATTGATTGGTTCACAAATTGGGACTGGTGGATATATAAATATTGGTATTGGTTATCAAATTTATCAAGGGGCTTTGAGTGGAAATTATAATATTGGAATGGGTTATAAAACATTGCAAAGTTTAACATCAGGAGGGGGGAATGTTGGTATAGGGCTATATTGTTTGCAAAATATAACAACTGACAATAAAAATGTGGGTATTGGTTACGAAGCGGGAGTTACGAGTGGAAGTTCAAATGTTTCTATTGGGTCAAATGCTTGTCAAGGTAGTAATTGTACTGGGAATGTTGGTATTGGTTATCAGGCTTTAAATACAGGAAATGGTTCATACGGAAATGGCTATTCAGTTGGTATCGGTTATAATGCTGGTGTTTATGCAGCCAATTCTTTGGGGTCGGTTGGTATTGGTTATAATGCACTTAGTACAACATATTACGGCACGGGAAACACAGCGATTGGTTATAATGCAGGTACACATACAAATATATCAGGTTCTTATAATACATTTCTCGGGTATGGTTGCGATATGTCAGCAAACGGTTTATCTTATTGTGTTGCAATTGGTTCAGGTGCAACAGTCTCTGCTTCTCATTTAGGTAATATTTCAGACGGCACGAATACGTTAAAATTAGGAATTAATCAATCCACGCCGACAGCAACATTGCACGTGACAGGGACAGGAAACACGAATTTGTACACGTCGCTTCGTGTTGAAAACAGTTCGAACACACTTGGATTTTCGATTGACGGTTCGGGTCAAATGAAATATCCGTACGGTACACCTGCTTTAGGTAACGTCTTGACGTCTGACGCTTCGGGAAATGCGAGTTGGTCGAGTGTTCCAAATCCAAATTTAACATCAATTGGTTTGCTTGGCTCAACAATAAAAGCAATGCCAATTGGAATGACACCTCAAATGGTTAACACAGGACTGACCGCTTCGAGTGGGTACGCGTACATGATAGGAGTATATTTACCAACGGCAACAACATTGACGGGAGTAAAATATAATTGTTACCAACCAGCGTCTGGTTCGTCGTCAACGAATTATTGCGGAGTTGCATTGTATTCGTATTCGGCAGGAACGTTAACTTTACAAGCGTATTCGACAACTGGCGTTTCGTGGATTGCAAACAGTGGAAATCAATCATTGACATTCGGGGGATTGAACAATTATTCGTCTTCCGTTGCACCTGCAGGTATTTACTACATAGTTTTTTATATGGCAGGTTCAATGGGTTCAGGACCTTTTAAGTTTTCAGCAACCACGGCTTATCAATCAGGATTATCTGTTTTAGATTACACAAACAATTCGTTCACCGAGGCAAGATTGAATACATTCAGCGGAACGACACCGCCGTCATCAATATCCTCCGCAACGTCTGGATTTGCAACAACAACAAACGGAATTTGGGCAACTTTATATTGAAAAACTATGAAAAAGATTTTATTCATTGCAATGTTTGTTCCGTTATTTGCCAAGGCGCAGATAACAACAAAACGTTTGGATTTTGACACCACAAAATCGGCGTATAATCAATTGACAATTCGGAATTGTTACATTGAGGGGGATTTGAACCAAATCCGCATTCGTTATACAGTTGATTTAGTAAATTCAAAGGGTGTTATGTTGAACCAAGGCGATATTCAAGAATACAAACGTTACGGAACGAAATACGATTCATTGAAAACGTCGCAGGTCGGTCAATTATTGTTTGGATTGTTCCAACTTGATGCATCTAAAGTAGATTCAGCTAAGAATGTTTTTCGGTTAAACCAAACTCACCCATAAAAATGACGCCGTTAAAAACAGAACGAGAAACATTTTCACTCCGCGAGGTTGTTCGTGAACACATTGAAAAGAGCGACAAAATCGCTTCCGAAACAAACTTACATTTGAACAATTTGAATTTGAAACTTGAATTGTTGTTGCAAAATCAAAAACAAAGGGAACAAATGTTGGAAAAGCACGAAACGGCACTGATTGAACTCGACCGTCGTCACCACGAACAAAAAGGGGCTTTCTGGGCGTTGGGCGTTGTGTCGGCAGCGATTGGAAGCGTGGCGACTTTGTTTGCAAAAAAACTTTTTCACCTATAAAAATATGGCAGACGCTTCGAAACTCGTTCCTTTCATTAAAACCGCAGAAGGTGGTTATGTGAACGACCCAAATGACAAAGGACAGGAAACCAACAAAGGCGTAACGATTACCGTGTGGGAATCAATTTTTGGAACGGAACACCACGACCGTTTTATTTCTATGTCGGATTCGGATTGGTTGATTATTTTCAAGCCGAATTATTGGGACAAGGCGTTGGGCGACAAAATTGCGTCGCAACGCGTGGCGAACATGATTGTAGATTGGATTTGGTTGGCTGGGCGTTATTATCCTGAATTAGAAGTTCAACAATTGTTGGATTCTCATTTTTCCGCACATATAACCACGGACGGAGTTTTTGGGCAACATACCATTGACGCGATAAATTCCGCGCCAGAATCGGAAATTTACGCCCAAATTTGCCAATTAAGACGCGATTACGTGACGGCAATAGCTATGAAAGACCAAACGCAAGAAAGATTTTTAAAAGGTTGGTTAAATAGAATTGATAATTTAATTAAATTTAACGTATGATTTCAACAAAACAAGTTCGTTATGTTTCAATTTCGTTGCTCCTTGCAATCCTTGGGTTGTTTTTGATATTGGCAACGTCATGTTCAACGTCAAAGCATATCCACAAAGGACAATTAGCAAATGGAGAAATCGACAAAAACGAATATTTTTATCTTGTACAATCATTAAACGAACTAAATCCAACAAAATGAAAATTCAAATCGTTCAAAAAATTCAAACCATTGCCACGGCGGTTAAACACGAATTTATCGTCCTCGAAAAATTTGCCGAAAACACCGTTGTTCCTTTTTTGGTAAATGCAGAAAAGGCAATAACAGGGCAAAAACTTGAACCAACTGGCAACAAAACCGAAGACGCGTTTTTGAAGGGTATTCAAATTGCAAGTCAAATCGAGGAATTGAGCGGAAACCAAGCGATTGTTCAACAAGTTGCTGAGGCGATTGCAAACGGAATTGTGGCAATAAATAACGCCGTTCCAACACCAGCACCTGCGTCAACACCAAATCAACCTGTAAAATGAAAAAGATAGAAAGCGAATTCCTTGCATTGTCAAGGAATCAAACCTTGCAAACGATTTTTTTGGCTGTCATTAGTGCCGTCGGTACATTTTTGTACACGTGGGCAACACAACATTCGTTCCCGACGACTGCCGACCAATGGCACGACGTTTTAAAAAATGCCGAAGTGGTTGCAGCGACAGCGGTTTCGTCTTTTTTGGTACGCAATGCGGACGGAAAAATTACATTGCAATCGGTATTGGATTTGTTTAAAAAAATCGAAGACGACCAGCAAAAATCATGAATTTAAAAAACGTTGAAAATCTTGCCCTTGTCGGGTGCGGTGTCCGTGGCATTGCCGAGGCTGGGGCGTTGTCAGTTTTCGAAAAATACGGATTGGACAAACAAATTAAAAACGTTGCTTGTGTTTCGGCAGGTGCAATTGTGGGGACATTATTTTCATGCGGTTACGGTTCGCAACAAATTAAAACGATAATAAAATCAACTGATTTCAAAAGTTTCGAGGACGGAAATGTTTTTGATTTTCCGAATGATTTTTCAGAATATGGATTGCACCCAGCGACGACATTTTCACGTTGGCTGAAGGAATTGATTCACGGCGCAACTGGTGAAGAAAACTCAACGTTTGCCGATTGGAAGGCAAAGGGATTTAAGAATCTTGTGGTGTTCGCGTGTAACATGAATACCCAATCAATAAAGCGATTTGACGCCGATTTGACGCCAAATATAAAAGTTTGGGAGGCGGTGCGGTGTTCAATGTCGATTCCGTGGTTTTTTAGGGCGTATAAATTGGAAGGCGACATTTACAATGACGGCGGATTGGTTTACAATTACCCAATTGACGCGTTCGACACGGACGGAGTAAACGACAAGACAATTGGCATACATTTCAACGACCTCGGTCAACCACAACCGCGTACAAATCTTGCATTTGGAGAAATTAAAAAAATGGTTTCTGCGCAATGGTCAATGCTATTGAATGCGCAAAACTTCGTGTTGGGGAAACAACCAGAAAACACGCAACGAACTATTTGCATTGACGGTCTGGGCATATCGGCAACAGATTTCGGATTGAGCGTTGCACAGGAGGAGGCATTGTATTCGAGCGGTCAAGAAGCCGTCGAATTGGCGTTTCAATCACAATCCAAGTAATTCAACAATCTTTTTTTCAATATGTAATTTCAACGGCCTTTTGCCGTTCAATATGTTGTTCAAATATGTGGGTGTAATGCCTATTTTTTCGGCAATGTACTTTTGTTTATATCCGCTGTCTGCGACAGCGTTTTTAATTGTTTCGGCGTTCATAGTACAAAAATACATATAAATCAAGAAAAAAAATATTTATTTTTTTAACAAAATGTATTATTTTTATTGCACAATTAAAAAACGTTTGTATATTTGTGTCATTATAAACCATTAAAACCTGCGACAATGAAAATTTCAGACTTAAAAAAAGGGCAATTAGTTTCCTTCAAAAAACAAGAGACCCATGAATTTATTATTCAAAATATTGTGCGAAACAATTTTGAAAAATCTGCATTGATTTTTGCAACAACAAAAGACGGTTTTTGTTCGGTTGTAAGACGCGATTCGTCAATTGTAAAGGTTGACAGAAAATGGGTAGAGCGTATTGATTTCTAAATAGGTTAACTGACGAGGCTTAAATAGCCGAAATGCCGAGAGGCATATTAACCAATAAAAAAACCTGCAAATCATGGAATTTCCAAAATTTATCAAATCCCCGTTAAACGGTTCAGTGTTCAAAATTCTCAACCGTGAACAATACATTTTTGTGTTGAATATGAAGGGCAAAAAACAAATCCAACTCGTGTATTCCGACGCCCTTTCGATTGACCAAATCGAGAAATACAAGGATTGTACCGAGGCGGAATTCTATTCTGAATACGACCAAGCAATGAATTCAATCATGTGGTTAAACAACGCTTTCAAATGAAATTACAGGCGCATGAAGTAAGCATGAAGGCGGTGTCTTATATGCTAATTCCAGAAATTCAATACGTTCAAACACATATTTTTCGCCTTCCGCCTACGGTGTCCGAGTTCATTGAATTGGCGTGTGAATATTTTCAAATGCCACGCGAAAAGTTAATCCAAAAAAACCGCAAACGCGATTTTGTTTTCGCTCGGCATTGCGTAATGTTTGTTATCTATACAAACAAACGTGTCAATTATTCGTTGGAAACAATTGGCAAAGCAATGAACCTCGACCACGCAACGGTTCTGCACGGAATTAGAACCATAAAATCACAAATTGACATTCGAAGCATTGAAGGAAGTAAAGCCATCCAATTTCAAGAGTTTATAAACCAAAAAATCAATAACAATGGCAAAAATCAAACAAATTAAAATCAAGAATTTTAAGGCAATCACAAACTTAGAAATTGACTTCAACGGTTGCACGGCAATCGTTACGGGTGGCAACGACAGGGGAAAAACTTCGTTTTTGCGTGGCATTGCCGACCGAATCCGATTCATTCGTCCAGACGTAATGGTAAGGAACGGAGAAACGGCAGGGAACGGTGAAATGACGTTGGACAACGGCGAAAAATTCATTTGGGAGTTCGACAACAACGGCAAGGACAAATTGGTTTTTGTGTCGTCGGAAAATGTCAAAACGCCAGTGACGGTTGCGTTCGGCAAAAAGTATTTTCCAGAAATGTTCGACATTGACAAATTTTTGAATTCAACGCCCAAGGAACAAGTTCAACAACTGTGTAAAATTTCTGGTTTGGATTTCGTGGCGTTGGAAGAACGTTACAAAACGGCATACAACGAACGCAAGGCGCGTAACGAAGAAGCGGAACGTTACCACGTGAAATATTCAAAAATGATTGCGGTCGAGAAAGTTGATTTCGTTGACATGGAACAATTGAAAGCGGAAAAGGAAACGGAACGAGAGCGTTTAAATATGTTGTGGGAATTGAATAAAAAACACAACAATGAATTGCGCGAGGCATGGACAACGAAAGAAGCCGAGAAATCGCGTCATTATTATGAAATTTGCAAGTCGATTGACGCAGAAGTTTCACGACATAACCAAGAACAAATTGCGAAGGCTAATGTTTTGAATGACTTAAATAAAGGTTTAAACTTCTTTCAATCCCATGGCTATAAAGGAGTTGAGTTGGTTCAGTTCATTGAAAACTTTAAGTCAACAATCCAATTATTGAAAGACACAGCTTCATTGTATCCAGAACCTCCCACAAAAAAACCTGAACCCGATTTCATTGTCGAAAGACCCGACGACGCGCGTTTGCAGGAATTAGACGCGTTGCTGTTGTCTGCGTCGGAACAAAACGTTCAGGCACAAAAATACGTTGAATACAAGGCTTTGGAAGCCGAGGTTGAACAAAAGAAAATGGAGGCTGCAAAGGCGGATTTCAAGGTAAAAGAAATCGAACAGGAACGTCGCGACATGGTTGCGAAGGCTAATTTTCCGAAAGGAATTTCGATTGACGAAGAAGGAATTTTGATTGACGGGTTGCCGTTGAACAATACACAAACGTCGTCGAGTAGAAAATATATCGCTGCCCTTCAAATTGGCGCAATGGTTATCGGTGAAATTAGAACGCAATATTTCGATGCGTCATATTTGGACAAATTCAGATTGGCGGAAATACAACAATGGGCGGACGCGAACGACTTGCAATTGTTGATAGAACGCCCTGACTTCGACGGTGGCGAAATTAGGTACGAAATCATTCAAAATAATAACCAATAAAAAAACAACTACACATGAATAAAGAATTTGATTTATTTGGACAGGAAATAATAAAAGACGTCATTTTGCGCGATAAATTCATTGAACCGCCGTTTTCGGTATTGGACACCAAGAGCGGTAATTGGCAGAAGCGCAAAAAACTTTGGAAAACACTCGGTATAAAATCAGAAATCGGTCGCGACGCAAAAACTTTCAATATGTCCGATTGGTTAAAAGAAAAACCTACAAACGGCGAAATGAATATGAACGACACTTCTATTTTCGACCCAGCTTTGTGCGAAGTTTTATACACGTGGTTTTGTCCGACAAACGGAACAATACTTGACCCTTTTGCAGGTGGTTCGGTGCGCGGAATCGTTGCCAACAAATTAGGATATAAATATTCGGGTATTGATATACGGCAAGAACAAATTGACGCAAATCGCGAAAACGCCTTGGAAATTCTCGCAGTCGATAATCAGCCACAATGGTATGCTGGCGATTCAAATGTTGTTTTGAACGACACGTTTTCGCATGATTTTGACATGGTTTTCAGTTGTCCGCCGTATGCAGATTTGGAAGTGTATTCGGATTTGCAAGGAGATATTTCGAATATGCCTTACAGCAAATTTTTGGAATGCTATGAACAAATAATAGCCAAAAGTTGCAGTAAATTAAAACGCGGTGGATATGCAGTTTTTGTGGTTGGCGAGGTGAGAGATAAAAATGGAAATTATATCTGATTTGTACCAGACACGATTTCTGCGTTTTGTAAATGTGGTATGAATTTTTACAACGAAGGTATATTGTTGAATTCCATTGCATCTGCTTCAATGAGGGCATCTGGAAACATGAAATCGCAAAAACTCGTTAAGGTTCACCAAAATATACTTGTATTTAAAAAACCATAAATAAATAAATTAACCAATAAAAACAACAAAAATGTCAGAAAAACAACCCACACGAATGGAAGTCGCCAAGGTTTTGAACCAAAAGGTTTCGAACGTATTGACGCAAGGTTCAACGCTTGAACAATTCGAAAAGGCGTTCATGATTTCAACAGCAATCGTTGAATTGCAACAAATGTTGTCGCCAGAAATTATGAAGCCAATCATGGCATTGCAAAACAACAAACTCGGATTCAAGACCGACAAAGCTGAAGGCTACCCAGAGGACGTCGTTAAACGCGCGGTTATCGAAGCGACATTGTCGGGATTGCAAACCGTGGGAAACCAATTCAACATCATTTCTGGTTCAATGTATGCAACGAAGGAAGGATTGGGATATTTATTAAAAAACATTGCAGGTCTTCATTACGAAATCATTCCGTCGTTGCCACGAATTAATGCGGACAAGACAGGAGCGGCGATTGTAATGAGGATAAAATGGTCGTTGAACGGTTCAAGTTTTGAACGTGACTTGGAAATTCCCGTAAAAATGAACTCGTTCATGGGTACGGACGCCGTAATTGGCAAGGCGACACGCAAGGCGCGTAAATGGCTGTACGACACAATCACTGGGTCTGAAATTGGCGAAGGCGACGTGACGGACACCGATTTCATTCAAATGCCAACGACACAACAGGCGTTGCCAGTGGTGAATAAGGTAGAAGAACGAATTTTGACTTTAATCAACAATGCGCAAACTGTCGAGGAATTGGAATCGTACAAAATGCACGTCAAACCTGAACACCAAGAGGCTTTTATTAATAAACTCAATACATTCAAAAAATGAAACCAAGAAATGCCGACAATTTCCTGTTTCGCGCTTCTTCAATGGGCGCAATAATGACAGGCGTAAAAAAGAAATGGGACGTTGACCATTCAATCACCTGCCAACGAAAACTTGTTGAATTGTACCGCGAAAAATGTTGGGGACGCAAAGCGGAAATTGGTAACAAGTACACCGAAAAAGGTTTGAAGGTTGAAGAAGATAGTTTGACGTTATATTCAGCAGTTAAAAAACATTTTTTTGTTAAGAACGACATTCGATTGACCAACGAATTCTTCACTGGCGAATGTGACACGTACATTGGCGAATCAATCGAAAAGGCGGAATCAATATTTGACATTAAGAGCGTTTGGAATTGGTCAACATTGCCGTCAATAATTGACGCCGAACCCGACGACGCTTATTTTTACCAAGGGCAGGTTTATATGCACCTAACAGGCGCAAAGGAACACACGATTGTGTATTGTTTGGTCAATACACCTGCCAATTTAATCGAACGCGAAATCAAAAATTTGGTTTATGAAGGCTTCGAGATTGGCGAACCAGCGTTCGTTGAAAAGGCGCAAGACATTGAAATAAATTCAATCGTGGACGTTGAGTTGTTCAAGAAACATTTTCCTAATTACCAATTTTACAATAAGGTTTGGGAATTCGATATTGCTCCGAAGGAACGCGTTTTTGAAATTAATTTCAAGCGTGACGAACAAGTCATTGACGCAATGATTGAACGCGTGAAAGACTGCCGTAATTGGCTAAACAACAATTTTTTCAACATTTAATTAATCGGTGCGACTGGGTAACTGGTCGCACCTTAAAACTTTGAAAATGACACGTTACAGAATCATTAAAATCAAAAATTACAAATGGGTTGAATTGCAGGTTCAAAAGGAAGGATTGATGCATTGGGAAACCGTTGACGTATTCGCCAATGTGGACGAAGCAAAAAAAACGTTGAACATCGAGGTTGAACGACATAAGTTTTCAATCATTAAGACAAAAACGGTTTACACAACGAAGGAAAAAATCGAAAACGCTGTTTTATTTTTAATCGTGACGCCTTGCATTGTAATAATTGCCAGAATAGTAACAACGTATTTAACAACTAACAAATAAATTTATGGAAAAAGAAGAAATTTTTACAATGGAAGAAGTCGAACAAGCTGCGCGAGATTATATGCAAATGACGGATTCATTTTGGCGTGGTTTTATTGAGCGTTTGCGATTGAACAAAGAAGAAAAAGAACTGGGATTGTCGCCAATTAAAAAAGAAACCCAGCCAATTACCTATTAACAAAACACAAAAACTACCAAAATAAATGACCCAACTCCGAAAATACCAAAACGACTGCACGGCGCTGATTCAGGAAATGTTCGCGAAAGGTTTCAAACGCGTTGTCCTTTGCCTTCCGACAGGAGGAGGAAAGACGGTTGTGTTTTCCGAAATCGCTTGGAAGGCATTCATGAAAGGCAAAAAGGTTTTGATTTTGACACACCGAAAAGAATTGGTCAAACAAGCGTCAAAATTCAACAACAATGGTTGTAAAATCGGAATGGTTGAAACTATTTTTAACCAAATTGAAAGTGGGGCTGTTAACATTAACAACTTCGACCTCCTTATTATTGACGAAGCACATATTGGCAATTTCAAAAAGGTTTTGGCGCATTATACAGGTTACGTCATTGGCGCAACCGCCACGCCAATAACAAAGCCGTCAATGTGCAATTTGTTCAATGAAATTGTTTGCCCTGTTGATATTCCTGAACTTATCGACCTTGGATTCCTTTCCAAACCACGAACGTTTTTGAAAAAAGCGGTTGACGCCGATTTTTCAACGTTGAAAGTAAAGGGCGACGATTTTTCAAAGGAGACACTCGACCAATTATTCAACAAACCGAAAACATATTTGGGCGTTGTTGAGGATTACGTCAAAAAGGGCGAAGGAATGAAAACGATTGTTTTTTGCGTCAACATTGACCACGCAGAACATACGTTCAACGAATTTCAACGGCACGGTATAAAAACTTGGTTGGTGCATTCAAAACAAAAAACGTCAATTCGTGACGAAAATATCGATGCATTCACACATTCACTAAACGGCGTATTGGTGAACGCTTCCATTGCCACAACTGGGTTCGACGTCCCCGACATTCGGTTGGTTATCATAAACCGTGCAACAATGTCCGTTGCCCTTTGGTTGCAAATGTGCGGTCGTGGTTCACGCGTTACACCAACGAAAAATACGTTTCAAATTTGGGATTACGGCGAAAACGTGCCACGTTTGGGACACTGGGAACAAGACCGCGATTGGCGGAAAATATTTTTTGCCAAGGACGTAAAAAAGGCACAATCAAAAGCCCCAGCAATCAAGGAATGTCCAAAATGCGAAGCAGTTGTTTCGGCGTCGGCGCGTGTGTGTGAATTTTGTCAATACGAATTCGACAAAAAAACCATTCCGCCGACAGAAGGGGAATTGGTTGAAATTGCCTACAAAACGCTTAAAGGTCGCCAATTGTACGATTTGAATTACGACGAACTTTTCGACCTCGCGCGTCTTAAAAAATACAAACAGTTTTTTGTTGAAATGGTTTTGTACCATAATCAAAAACTCGAAGGAGGGTTGGAACGATTTTGGGACACGAAACAATACAAGGACGGTTATCGCGAACGTAAAATCCAAAAATTGTGTCAAACCGAACCTCCTGCAAATTTTTTTATTAAACAACCTACATTGAATTAGTTTTATTGTTACATTTGCAACCAAATCAATACAACCTGCGAAATCATGACATTCAAGAATTTAACGCCCGACCGTTTTTTGATTTTTCAACTTCGCAGGTTTTTCAATCTCAAAACTGGTCGTGGCGTTAATATTTAATATTGTTCTTCACCTATGGAAACCTGCGCAAAATGTAAAAAAACGCTTCCTCCTCGCTATTATCCAATACCACAGACTGACCTCGTTTCAATAAATTGTTGTTTTTGTCAACAACTGATTCGCCAATCCAAGATGTCTGTCGTTCCAAACGCCAACGATTCAAAAGCTAAAGTTTGGGAAATAACGCAAACCGTAGAATTTATTAATCGCCACAAACGTGAAATCGGAGGGGACGAGGCGTTGCAAAAGTGGGGTGACGATATTTTTTACGCCAACCTTTGTTCCAAAATTTACAAATCTGGTTTCGGCGTATGAAAATCAATTTTCTAAAAAACATCATGTCGCCGACCGATTTCCAAGAAATCGACATTCGCGAATATTTGAACGACGTCAGAACAGGACGATTTTCGGAAGAAATTAACGCGTTTCGAGAATCCAAGGGGCAACCGAAGGACGTCCGCACACGGTTAAAAAATAGAATTCCTGCGGTTACCATTTCAGGGACGTTCAACGAAAAGGTTGCTAATGCGAATTTGAAACAACATTCGGGTTTTATTTGCATCGATTTTGACCACGTTGAAAATATTTCAGATTTCAAAACGACTTTGGAGAACGACCAATACACGTATTCGGTTCTTTATTCGGCTTCTGGCGAGGGATTGGCTGCGCTGGTTCGTATCGACGCCAACCGACACGCTGACGCGTACAATGGTTTAAAAAACTATTATTTTAGGACGTACACGCAATTGATTGACAAAAGTTGTTCGAATGTCAGCCGTCTTCGTTTTCTTTCCATTGACCAAAACCTTTTTATTAACCAAAAAGCAAAGGTTTTCAAAGAATACCCAAAAAAGGAACGCGAACCGAAATCATTTGCAACGGTTTTGACGGGCAACGAATTCGAACAATTGATTCAAAACATTGTCACGTCGGGCAAGGATTTAACGAGTGGTGAATACCAAAATTATTTGACAATCGGGTTTGCGTTGGCTTCTGAATTCCACGAAGGAGGTCGTCGTTATTTTCACGCGATTTGTTCACAAAATTCGAAATATGAGGAAAAGAATTGCGACAAACAATTCACTTATTGTATCCGCGACGGCGGTGCGACTAAAATCCGAATAGGTTCATTTTACCATTTGGCAAAAATGGCTGGAATTGAATTGAAATCTAAGCAGTCATACCAATTGGAGAACATTTCGAAAATGGCGAAAAAACAATCGCGTTCGAAGGATTCGGTTGTTAAGATTGCCCAAGATTCGGGTCTTGACGTCCAGTTGGCGGAAGAGGTCGCGACGGCGGTTTTTGAAAAAAACGTTTCCCTTGAAATGGTCGGCGAAACACAGGCGGAAATAATTCAGTTGTTCTTGCAGTCGAATTACAGAATCCGATTCAACGTAATTACAAACAATTTCGAAGACCGAAACGTTTTGATTGACGGATTGCCAAAAATAATCAACGACATGGAATTGAACACCATGTTCATTAATTTGACGACGTCAACCGAGGGACAAAAAATTTCGTTCGATTATTTCACGAAATATATTTTTTCCGAATATATCGAACAATATAACCCATTTTTTGAGTTTTTTCAAGAGGCGAAAAATGTCCAACGGTCAACCGCACTAATTGAACAACTTGCAGATTGCATTAACACCGACACGCCAAACGTCCTAAAATGGCTCACGCAATGGGGCGTCGGAATCATTTCTTCAGCACACGGCATATATTCGCCATTGGTATTGGTCTTGGCTGGTGAGCGGCAAAATACTGGCAAGACCGAATTTTTTCGTCGATTATTGCCCACAGCATTACAGCCATATTACGCTGAATCAAAATTGGATATGGGCAAGGACGACGATATTCTTATGTGTAAAAAGTTGGTTATAATGGACGACGAATTCGGCGGAAAATCAAAACAGGAGGCACGTCGGTTGAAAGAATTGACGTCTAAACAATCATTTTCGATTCGTTTACCTTATGGACGTTCACACAAGGAAATGAAGCGTATTTCTGTGTTGTGCGGAACGACGAACGACCTGAACCTTATTTCAGACCCAACGGGCAACCGACGTATTGTTCCAATAAACGTCCTTTCAATCGACCATGCGAAATATAACGCAATCGACAAAAACGCGTTATTTATGGCATTTTATGACCTTTACAAATCTGGGTACAAATGGCAATTCACTTCCGCCGACATTGAACTCCTTAAACAATCGTCGGACAATTTCATTGCAACGAACCCAGAAGCGGAGTTGATTGACACACATTTCATGAAGCCGAATTCGGAATATGACGGCGAATATATGACCAATACACAAATTAAAAACTACATCGAAACCAACTCTGCTCAAAGAATTTTCAACTACACAAAACTGGGGGCGGAATTGAAAAACATGGGTTTCAATCAGGTTTTGAAACGAATCGGTTCAACCGTCGCGCGAACTTACCACGTCAAGAAACGCAACGAAAATATAATGCAATCGCCCCCGCCCGAAAATTTACCTTTTTAATAATTAATCAATAAACCAAAATCAAAACAAAACAATGGAAATCACAGCAACAATCAAAAGAATCGGAGAAACAAAACAGGTGAGCGAAAAATTCAGAACGCGCACCGTGGTAATCGAAGACAATTCGACGCAGTACCCTCAAATAATCGAACTCCAGGCGTCCCAAGACCGCGTGACGTTGTTGGATTCATTCGCCGTTGGCAACCTCGTAAAAATCCAATTTAACCTCCGTGGTCGCGAATGGACGAATAAAGAAGGCGAAATAAAGGTGTTCAACACGTTGGACATTTGGAGGATTGAAAACGTCGGACAGAATACAGAATCAAAATCACAACCGCAAACGGAACAAAGTCAACAGGTTCAACAACCGAAAACGGTTCAATCAGAATTTGCTCCCCAACATGACGACCTTCCATTTTGACCTCGATAACCGTCCGCCACGAACAAAAGAATTTTGTTTTGGGTGTAACGAGGTAAAATTTTCACATTTTTATGAACCGTTGCCAGATACTTTTGAATCTGGCAACGGGAAACTATGTCTAACTTGCTACAAATCACACATCTATGAACAAGAAAATCGAAGTTGACGCGCAGTTGTACGACCAACACGGCGCGACGTGGATTGTCCGCACCGTGGACGACGCGACACATCACACGAAACAATTCACGGCATGGACGCGAAACGTAAACCATTTGTTTAACGAAACATTTGACCTCGAAACCCGAAAATCGTTGAATTCCGCGACACGACTTTTTTTTACCAAATCTGAAATCAAGTTTTATCGTCGCACGTCTAAAATGGAGGCAATTCGGAAAAAATTGGTCGAAAAAATCCAAAAATTATCCAACGAAGAAATCCTCCAACTCCTTGAATTCACCAATTCCATGAAATCGTAACTTTTTACGCTTTTTGCGTTTTGTACTACAAATGTTAAATTAAAGGGCAATTTTGCCCTTTTTTTGTACTACACACTTTTTTTTTGCCCAAAAAACACCAAAAACATACACCAGCATACACCTATTTGTAGTACAAAAGGGGTGTATTTTAGTGTATGTTTTGCATTTTGTACTACAAATTGCGAATCCGTCAATTATTTTTTTGCCATTTCGCGAAAAAGTGCTGTTACAAAATTTTTGTTAACTCTTTGTAAACCAACCATGTAACATTTTTTTGTAACAGCTGTAACAGCACTGTAACAGCAGTGCTGTTACACGTAACCGATTGAAAACCATTCGATTAGAGCCACTGTAACAGCAAAAATACAAAAACAACTAAAAGAGTTAATAGGAAAAGCACTGAACACAAATTGTACTACAAAAATGAAATGATTTTTCGTTTTTGTCCTGCCTATTAAAAGTTGGTGTTACAGGTGTTACAGGTGTTACAAAATTTTCGCGATTTCGTGTTTTGTACTACATTTTGTACTACATTTGTACCTAATGAAAACAAGGACTATTCAGGTACGTTTGGAGGAAAAAACGTACGAAAAACTAAAACAACGCGCAATCGTGTTCGGTTCAACGTCAGAATTCATTCGTTTTTGCGTCGAAAAGGAAGTAAACGTTCAAGGGACCAACGACAAACGTTTGAACTCCAACGATTTACACATTGAAAATATAATAGAATGAATATTGAAACTTTATCCAACGCAATCGCATTCTATGGAAGCGAGGAGCAAACGTTGAAAACAATTGAAGAATTGGCTGAATTGACCCAAGCAATTTTGAAATTGCGTTTTGTTGGAAAAGACGGACGAAACACCGATTTAATTAAAAAGGCAAAAGATAACGTTGCGGAAGAAATTGCTGACGTCGAAATAATGCTCGAACAAATAAAACTTATTTATGGCAATACAAAACTTGTTAAAACCTACAAAAAAAACAAAATCGAACGCCTCGCAGAACGAATTGGATAAAAGCGAAGAATTGATTCAACACGAATGTTGGCGTTGGTATCACAACACGTATTGTCTGCCCATTCATTCGCCGTTGTCGATGTGTTTTCACATTGCCAACGAAAATCAACACCGATTGGCACGTACGGGCGTCATGTCGGGAGTTGCCGATTTATACATAAATCACAAAGGGCGACATTTTTGGGTTGAAATGAAAACACCGACGGGTAAGCAATCGCCAAAACAAATCGAATTTGAGGAAAAGGCGAAAAAATGCGGTGTCGATTATTACGTCATTAGGTCGTTGGACGAATTTAAACAATTAATAAATAAAATTGAATACGAACATGGGAGCAGATTTCAATTACTTTGACGACCAAGACCAAGACGAAAACGAAAACACGTCGGTTGTCGTTATTTTTTACCTTTGTATTGTTGCCCTCGGTTTCTTTGTTTGGAAGTCGGTGCATATCATTCAAAATTTAATAACCAATAAATAAATTTAAAACCAAAAACAAAATGGCAAAAGCACCGCAACGAATCAGAGTTTCAAAGAGCGTCATCGACGCCAAGGACAAACGAATTAAGGAATTAGAGGAATTGAATAAAAAGGCAGCGAGAACAATCGTTGACCAAAATGCACGAATTCAACTTATGGAAAAACGGTTCTCGGAGGTTGAAAATAAATTCAAAGAATTGGAATCAATTGACGCCGAGGTGACGGCACAACGCGAAAAAACGTTGAACGAATTGGAAGAAACACGCAAAGTTGTCGTTGAATTGCAACACGTGAATGAAAAGTTGCGAAACGAACGTAAACAACCCGAATGCAACAAACTAAAACGTCGCGGTTTACAGGTATCAGTGAACATTATTCAAATGTTGCACGACAATGGAATTGAAGACGCTACACAAATGACATTAGAAGAAATTCGTCATTTCGAAACCGTGTTGAAATTAGCATTCAAACCATTACAAGCGTTCGGAGTTTAAATGAAAACTTCTGTCGGTATATTTTTCAAGGTAAAATCAAAGGGCGCACGAGTTTTGCACCCTTTGACATACACCACGGTGAAATTCAAAAAATTGAAAATCGTCCCGCGAATTGGCGAACGCGTTTTTGTGTCCAACGTGGATATTTTGAACCTTTCGGAACTCATTCGTCCAACTTCGAACATTTTCGTCGTCGTGGACATTATTTGGGGAGAAATTGATTGCGCATTTGATTGTAATGTTATTGTCGAAGAACCAAATTAGGGAAATGGAAGAAAACGAAGAGCAACCGCAACCGCAACAAGAAGAACCGAAGGTGACGATAATAAAAGCGCCCATGACAGGGCGAGAAAAGCGTATGTTGAACCTTCGACCGTCTAAAAAGGGCGAAATACGAAACCCGAAAGGAAGACCGAAGTTGCCGAACATTAAGGACGCGTTGGCTGATATTTTTGGCGCGGAAGACGAGGCGAAAAAGAAGAACGGATTGGAAAAGTTATTAACGTCACTTTCGAAACGTGCATTGGCAGGGGACAGCAAAGCAGCGCGGTTATTATTGGAGTACGCTTATGGCAAACCAGACGCAAACCAAAACGTCAACCTCACCGTCAACCAACCGCAACCAGTAACTGGAATGCAAATCGTGGAGGGAGGCACAAATGGAGATAAAACTGGATTGTAAAGGCAACCCAAAGCAGTTTGCGTGTGCTAAGGCGTGGTTGAATCCGAACGTGAAGGAAATCGTTTACGGCGGTTCAAAAGGTGGCGCGAAGTCGTACACTGGCTGTTCATTGATTTTCGGCGACGCGTTTATTTATCCTGAAACCCATTATTTTATTGCCCGTAAACAATTGAACGACCTTCGTAAATTCACCGTGCCGTCAATACACGAGGTTTTTCAACATTGGGGCATACCCGAGGCGAATTACACGTTCAACGGTCAGGACAACGTTTTCAAGTTGTTCAACGGTTCGAAGGTGTTTTTGATTGAAGCTAAATACCAACCGAGCGACCCGAATTTTATGCGATTCGGCTCAATGCAAATGACACGCGGGTGGATTGAGGAGGCTGGGGAGTTTGAAGAAGAAGCGAAAACGAATTTATTCATTTCATGTGGACGTTGGAAAAACGACGTTTATAATTTGCCGTTGAAGTTGTTAATGACGTGCAACCCCGCGAAAAACTTTTTATACAAGGATTACAAGGACGCCAAGAATGGAACACTGGACGCTTCGAAGGTGTTCATTCAGGCGTTGCCCGAAGACAACAAAATGTTGCCTGTCGGGTACTTGGAAAACCTTCACCGCACGTTAACTGGCATACAAAAACGCCGTTTGTTATTTGGCGAATGGGAATACGACGATTCGCCAGACGTGTTAATTACGTATGAATGCATATTGGATATGTTCACCAACGTTCAGGCAAGGAACGAGGACGCGTATAAATACATTACTGCAGACATTGCTCGAATGGGAAGCGATAAGGCTGTTGTTGTCGTCTGGCGCGGTTGGGAAGTAATCGAAATCGTTGAATTTGAAACGTCACGGACGACGGACATTCAAAACGCAATCACTACGTTGAAAATACGTCATGGAATTCCGAATAGTAGAATAATTGCGGACGAGGACGGCGTCGGTGGTGGCGTCATTGATAACTTGGATATAAACGGATTTCAAAACAACAGCCGACCGTTAAAGGGAGAAAACTATCAAAACCTAAAAACGCAATGTTACTATAAATACGCCGAAAAGGTCAACAAGGGCGAGGTCTATATTTCGACCGAATTATCGGCACGGCAAAAGGAAACGATAATCGAGGAACACGAACAAATAAAAACATACCAATCGGACAGCGACGGCAAGTTGCGTATATTACCGAAGGAACAAGTAAAGGAATTGATAGGACATTCGCCTGACTATTCGGACGCGTTTGCGTTCAGAATGTGGTTCGATTTAAAAGAAACAAACGACATACCAATAATTTATTCATAACAAAAAAATACCTATATTTATGTTTTCAAAATTAAAATCATTTTTAAAACCAATGGCACACACACTTAAACACACTGGCAAGGTTAAATTTTTTAACGTTTCAAAAGGTTACGGATTCATTTTACCCGACGACGGAGGCAAGGAGCAATTCGTTCACGCGACTGGCTTGATTGACAAGATTCGCGAAGGGGATTCGGTGACATACGGAATTGGAGAAAGCAAAAGGGGGACAGTTGCAATTGACGTAACAATCACTAAATGAGCGCAGAACGTCGTAAAAAAAGAGAATTGTCGCGAATACAAGACCATTTAATGACGTTGACGCGTCTTTTTTTGCGCGACACTACGGTTGAATACACCGAGGAAGAAAGGTTGAGGCGTTATTTGGATTTAGAACAAAAATGGAAATCATTTTGTGCCAAGAAGTTGAAGGAAGGAATCAAATTGCGAATAGACGCGTTTCAGGAATCGTGCAAAGCAAACATTAAACCCCTCACTGGAATAAAACGCGACGGAACAATTGTAAAATCGGCTGAAAATGGGCTGCAAATCGTGTAGTAAACATACACAGGGCGTTTGTGACGTGTGCCAATTGGTTGACGGAAATTCAGAAATAAAGGTTGTCGTTTTTTGTAAACAATGCGACGCTTGGATTTGTAAGAACTGCGAAAACAACTGGTTTCGCCGTTCGGTTGCCTATTTTAAACGCAAATTTACCTAACTTTGTGACGTATGATTCTTACCGACGAACAATCGTTTTCGATTATTAAAGCCAACCAAACAGCTCCGAAATGGGTTGTCGACGCGCGGAAGTACAACAAAAAACTTTGCGCCTTGGTGTCTGGCGAAGAATTTGCCGACGAACTAATCGAACATATAGAAAAAATCGAATCACCTGCAAAGGCAGCATTGCGCAAAAAGTATTCGCGAAACACGGTCGATTTCTTCGCAAGGTTATTCAAACCAATTGAAAACGTTTTTTGTTCGACAGGTGGCGTTAAGGATTACAAGGGCGGTTCGCACCAATTGTCGGACGACGACACGGCAAAACTTCTTGACATTATTTCCAACATTCGCGACGGCAAGAGCATCGAAAGGTATATTCAATCGCAATGGTTGAATAATTACCACACCGACCCTGCTGGTGTCATTTACGTTACATACACAACTAACGAAAACGGATTGGATAAAATTTATCCGACCTATCAATCAATTGGCGCGGTGCGGAACTATGAACCGAAAGGACAATTGGTTGAATGGATTTTGTTTGAACCCGACACAAAGAGCGTTGAAGGTTCATTGGTTTGGACAATTGTTGATGACCTAATGGTTCGCACCATTATCCAAACTGGCGAGGATTTCGCAATCATCGAAGAACCTACAAAAACATTTGAACACCCATTCGGTGAAACACCTGCGATAATAAATTCAGACATTACAAATAAATTCGGCAAACGGTTGTCGCCTATATTCGAGGTAGAAGATATTGCGAAGGAGTACGCAAGGGATTTGTCGATTAAAATTATTTATAAATTTTTGCAAGGATTCCCGAAGCATTGGCGTCGCACAATGTTTTGTCAGGAATGCAAAGGCACGAAAAAAAGCGGTGCAGGGCAATGTAAGTCGTGTTCTGGAACAGGATTAATGGGCAACCCAGACGTTGGCGAAATAATGAATTTACCGTTGCCAAAGGAAGGCGAACCGATTATGTCTGGCGATGACATTATGGGATTTTCAAGCCCAGACCTTGAAACGTGGGCGAAAATGAACGAGGAATTGGAAACGCTCGAAGACAACACGTTCAAGACGCTTTGGGGCGTTGCACCACGGAAGCAAATTCAAAAAACGGCGACGGAAATCCATTACGATATGCAACCGCAAATCAACAAATTGAATTCATACGCAAACGCAGCTGAATGGATTGAGTGGAAGATTACGGAATGGGTTGCGAATTGTATTGACACCACGAAACCGAAGGAGGAAGACGTGTCGTTGATAGTGTACGGAAGGCGTTATATTTTGGAAGGCATTGACACGATTCAGCAAAAATACGAAGACGCTAAAAAAGCTGGGGATAACTCGATTGTATTGGACGGTATTTTTGACGAATTGTTGACCGTAAAATTCAAAAACGACCCGAATTGGCTGAAGCAGGAATTGAAAAAGGCGCGTGTCGAACCATACCTGCATAATTCAACAGCCGAAATTTTCCAATTCTTCGGCGCGAAGGAAGTTGCACGGAAAATTTATTTTCATGCATGGTGGAAAAACCTTCCAGACGGCTCGGAGAAAATGGAGGTTGAACAACTTCAAGCAAAATTTGCAACGGATTTCGAAACATACCTTCCAACGCTGAAGTTGGAGGCGATTAATAACCAACCAATAAATCAATAATCCAATGAAAGAAGCAAAAAAAGGCTTGACGCCTGAACAAAAACAACGCGAAATTGACGAATTCATGAACGAATTCAAGGATTGCCATTTTGTAATTGCCAACGAAGTGAAATTCGGGCGAGACGGCAAGGTATTCAATCCTGTAATGAAAAAAGTTGTTGCCGAAAAGAAGGTTGTCGAAAAGGAATTGGCAATCATTTTCAATTCGCAGTGGGAAAACAGCGGTAAATTTTACGAGGTTGATTACCAAGCGACACGCGAATTCAAAAAGAAATTAACCGCGGACATTGAAGCGCGTCGCGAAGCGGAACGTATTGCAACGAGTGGGTCACGTATGTTGGCGGAGGCTGTGAAGGATTTAGCCGAAACGCGCACACGTAAACCACGAAAAGAAAAAGAAGCAGTTCAACCTATTGAGCCGACAGAACCGACAAATGATTGACCCAACAGTCCTTGAATCCATTATTTTGTTGCGCAACATTGAGTTAACGACATTGTCATTGCGAAATAAAATTCCAATGAATGTTGTTCAGGAGCGAATGTTCGGATATATAACAGGATTCAGGGACGGTTTCGCGGAAGCGGAGAAATACAATAATTTTTTAAACGAAATCGAATCAATAACCAAACCAAATCAATAAACAAATGGCAATCAAGAATCTTTCAGAAATCGAACAACGCCTTGGCTTAAAAGCAGGTGAATTCACAACGTTGTTAAGCGCACCAGAGGAACACGAAATCAATCTTGCCGACATTGAAATCATTCGCAAGGCGGATTTAAATACTCGAATCGAAAATATTAAATCGGAAGCGAAAGCAGCAGAACTTGAAATCCAAATCAAGGAGGCAAAAAAGAAATACGGATTGGAATTCGAAGGCAAGTCGATTGACAAATTTGCCGAGGCGTACAAAAAGAAAGTTGCAACCGAGGTTGGTGGCGAACCCAATAAGCGAATTCAAGAATTGGAATCGGATTTCGGAACGTTAAAAAGCAATTACGAAAAGGAAATTGCCGAACGCAAACGTATTGAAACCGAGTTCACACAAAAGGAAAACAAACGCAAAATCAACGAAACAATCCTTGGCAAGTTGACCGCCGACACAATCATTCCGAAGGATAAGTTGTTGACGATTTTTCATTCAGAATTTGAAACCGAATTGACCGATTCAGGAATAGTATTCAAAAAGGGCGGAAACGTTTTAAAAAACCAAACAACGCTGTCGCCGTTGTCGCCAGACGAGGTATTGGCGGATTTTGTGAAGGATTACGCAAAACCTGTGAGCGGTGGAGCAGGAGGAAAGGACAACCCAGCACCGTCTAAGGTTGGTTCGTTTGACGCGTTTATTAAGGAAATGGAAACGAAGGAAATCAAACAAGGCACGGAAGCGTTTAACCGTGAAATGCAAAAACGAATCAAGGACAAAACATTGACATTGTAAAATGGCTAAAATAAACGGCAAAAATTATAAGAAGACAACCAGCAACCGTCGGCGGTTGTCTTCTTATCCTTCCGAACATTATTTTCTTTTGTTCCGTGCATTTTTCCACGGCAAACAAACAGATTCGAAGGCGATTGATATGTTGATTCGGAAGTTTTTCGAACAATTCACAGACGCCGAAAAATCGGACATTATTGCGAAGTACAACAAAAAGAAAAAATTGTAGGCTACAAAATAAAGGTGTTTAATCCTTTTATATAAATTTGTTACCCAAGAACACGCAATTGTTACGCAAAGCGGTCGCCCAACGTAATAATGAAACTCGGTCGAGTGGCAAGGTTCACTACAAACTAACCAAAAACCAAAACTAAAAAACCAAAACAAATGAAACTCGCAAAACTATTCAACGGCTTTATACTGGCACTGGTGCTTGTATTGGCTTTCGGTACTGCGGTTAGTCCTTTAGTGGGTCTTGCCTTCGGTGCTGTATCATTATTAATGACGTTCGGCATTATTCCAATGCCAGAAGGTGTATTGGGCGCTAACTATTCGCCGTCAGCATTGGCGAAAGGTCAAGCCAAATTGTTCGATATGTTCAAAAACGCTGAACTTCGTGCAATAGACCCAGTGACATATAAGGAATTCAGAAAAATGTCCGAAATCATGATTCCGTCGCACAAGTTGTTAAGAACTCGTGAAGACCGTGTATTAGAAGCATATTACAACGTTCGTACTTTACGCGCCCTTGGAACAGGTAGAAATTACAACAGTTCTGGCGTAACAGGTAACAGCGGTGTATTGACGCCTTCATTCACTACATGGAACGACAAGTTCAGCATTTCGTTGAAACAAGCCGACGACAACGTTTATTCATACGACGAAATGTTGGCGAATGAAATTGCGAACGTGTTGAAAAACTTCAGCGAAGGAAACGAAACCAACGCAACGAATTTCTTGTTCAACACACGTTCGCAGGTGAATATTGCGACCGCCGAAGGTAATTTCAACACGACCACAAACGTGTTCGAAATCAACGACGCAAACAATGGCAATCGTCCAATTCAAATAACAGATTCGGCAATGGCTGAAAACAGGTACGGAGGGCTGAAGTTGACCATTTTCTGCGATTCAATTTCATTTAATAAATTCGCTTTCCTTGCGAAACAAGGAATTGAGAACTATCAAAACACTTCGTTCCAGTTCGAAGGAAAAACCTATGTGCGTTCAATCTTCTTGACCGCGAAAGCCGTTGCGTTGGGTTACAACAAAGGTTTTTGGATTGCTGTTCCAGACGGAACTGCTGCGGTGTTGGATTGGATTCCACGCCAAAACAAAGAAGGTATTCAAATGGCACAATGGAAGTATTCGACTTTCATTAATCCAATTGACGACCTTTCTTATGCGGTTTTCGAATGGTTCATTGCACAGGATTCAACCGCGGTTGGTGGTTACACCCAAGATATTTTAATCAACTATGAATTTTCGCAAGATTTAGCTTTCGAAAACGCGCCGTTGAGCAATGCAGGTGAAACAACCTTTCAGGCGTTCGCTTTAGTATAAACAAAAAGGGCGGTGTGAAATCCGCCCTTGTTTTTAAACATTAAAAAAAAACTGAAACCATGAAAAAAATATTTTCTTTGCTGTTAATCTTGACCTTGGCTTTTTCGGCTAATTCACAAGTATTCGTTCGCGTTGCTTCGGGACGTGCAGCGTATGACACGCTTATCGCTTCAAAAACCATTTACACGCAAACAGTCAATGTTGGCGCGTTGGTTTCTCAATCCTTGGGTTTCACCTTTGCGGTTGATTCAATTTCTGGCGCACCCGCAGGGTCGTTTATTGTTCAACGTTCCGTTGACGGCGTTCATTTTAACGCGTTGAAGGGCGACACGGTTACGTACACAAACAGCGGTTGGTCACATAACGGCGTTGGGTCTGGCGAAACCTTGACCAATCAATCGTTTTTCTTGAATTATTATCCATTTTACGGCAATTATGTTCGTGTTGTTGTTAAGTCAACCAGCGCAACGCAAAGAATCCGTTATTGGATAACCGTAAGGTCAAATAATTACAAGTAATTGCAACCATTAACAACTAATTGACGAAACCATGATAAACCCAACAACCCTTTCAACTCGCTTGGCTGGACTTGTTGGGTTTCGTCAATCTTTCAATCCTGAATACGCGATTCTTGATTCGCAAAACACAACAAGCCGTTCGGGTTATATAGTGAATGACAATCCGTTCGTAAAAATCGAAACCGTTAAGGATTCGCAGGATTACGCAGGGATACAAGATATTGATTTTAATACGTGGTTGCGACAAAAAATTTCCACGTCAATTATAAACGTCGCCAATGCCGTGTTTTCGGACAACGACATTATTGACAGGCAAATGATTTATAAACACGCGTTGAATAAGATTTCACAAACGTCCGTTAACAACAATCAACGCAACGCCCAAGGGAATTTTGTAAATTGTTACGACAACCCAGCTGGGTTTCAATGTTATTGGATTCAGGTGTCGCAAGAAAAAAACGTTGCGTTTAAAATCGAACGCGTTTTTCTTGAATTCAACGGAACTGGTACAATCAATCTTTATTTATTCAACACGGCTGATTTGACAACGCCGTTGTTTGTTCAATCGGTTAATGTGACACAGCCATTTCAAGAGGTTCAATTGGATTGGGTATGCGACAATTCAACGCTTGGCAAAGGTTATAAGGGGGATTATTACCTTGGATATTTTACTGCCGACTGCCCAAATTTAAAACCATTTAAACGCGAATACCGTGAGGCGGTGTTAATGTCGGAAATTGATTGCATTACATATTATCGTTCGTCGTTCGTGAACTTCACGTCATTGGAAGCACCGTTCGACCTTATGGGTTTCAGTCCTTATGTTTTTTACAATGGCATAAATCCAGACATAACGGTTTACAACGATTACACGGATTTGATTATACAAAATGAAAAATTGTTTGCACGTGCAATCCAAATCGACTTGCAAATTTCGTTGATTTCCGAAAGCATTGCATCCATTAGAAGTAACCGCAACGAAAGGATTTCGGGACAATATGCAGCGACAATGATGTCGCAAATAGAGGGAGAGAGCGGTGAGGGAAACGTCAAAGTAAAGGGATTGCGCCCTGAATTTTACGGCGCGATTGCAAAAATTAAAAAAGAATTAAAAAAACTTTCTGAAGGTTACGAGGGGGACGGATTGATATTAGTTCAAACATTAACTTGATTGATATGCCATTGAAAAAAGGAACGTCGAAAAAAACATTTCAACACAATATTCAGGTTGAACACAACGCTGGTAAATCAATAAAACAATCGGTTGCAATTGCATATTCCGAAAAAGCGAAAAGCAAGAAAAAATAAATATTTTGATTAAATAAATTTTGTAATTTTATGGCATTAGTACGACGCGAATCACCAGTTGGAATTGACAGCGTCATTGATATGTTGCAATGCGATTTGTTCCTTGAACTTACGAGCAATTTTAATTGGTTCAATTATAATTCATACGCAAGGGCGTACAAAAATAAACGCGACAAAAATATTGTTCCAGAGGCATACATTGGAAACGGCGAATACAAGGACGTTTTGTTTGACGACAAAAAACAAGTGACGAGTTTCTTTTTGACCGACGAAAAACGCGAATACGACAACAAAAAACTTGTGTGGACGCAGGACGTGTTTTTAATTGTTCAGGCGAACGTTGGGGCGTTGTACGGAAAGAATTGCGACAGGAAGGACGAGAAGTTGATTGACGATGTAAGAATGGCAATAAACAACAAGTTTTGGACGCCACGAATGGACACAATAATTACTGGCGTCGATAAGGTTTACGATTCGTTGAAATTGAATTACGACAAAAAATATTTCGACGACATGAATGACTTTGTCGTTGTCAGATTCGGTTTTAAAATGGTTTATAATAACACTAAAAATTCAAATCCTATATTATGACCTACATTTCAAGTCAAATATTTGTTGGCATGGGTGCGATTCCCGAAAATGCTGACGCGTTCAGTTCGCAAGAGTTCGACCCTTCTAAATGTTCAACCCAAGCGTTGTCGATTATTCCAGACCTTTCGGCAACCGTTAATCCGAATACTGGACGGTGGGCGGTTCTTGGTGGTAACAAGTCTAATAACGTTTCCGACATGGTAACTGTTCGCGACGAAAACGGCACGGCGTTCACCAATCAAACTTTGCAAACGCCGTTTGTTAAACAATTTTTTCCATTCAAATATATTGCGATTCAATATTCACACACAGGCGACGCAGGGGCAGGAACGATAACATTTTATTACGAACAAAAAATTCAAAAAGTAACTTTATCATAAAAATTAAACATTTAAAACCAAAAAATCATGGCTAACGGCTGCGCCCAAGTTTGCGATTGCAATATGACACTGGTAAACACTGGGGTCGGTTGCACACCTATCAAAAAAGTAGAAAAAATTACGTGGTTAATGAACCAATTCAATTCGGCGGGAGCATTGAACTACATTGATTTGACTGCTACATTGAACGATTCTTATTTCCAAGCGTTGTTGAACAACGTTGACCCCTTGGCACGTCTTTATCCGTTGCCTCCAATGGTTGACATTGTTGACGAACGCGAAAAGCCAATTACGTATGCTTATAAAGACGGAACAAAACGTTTCGTTCGTAACGGCGTTCGTTCATTCGCTGGTATGTTTCCGCCAGAATCTGCAAGTCCTCAATTGGTTGGGATTTTGGAAGGCGGTCGTTGTGCCAACCTTTGTAAATTCGCAATTGACGCCCAAGGAACAATTTGGGGACGTATTTCGGACGACGGAACAAAATTATATCCAGTGAAATTGGTTGCAGGGTCGGTTGCTGCGTTGTGGACAAACGAAACCGATTCAACACCTCAAATGATTGGTTATTCGTTCGATTATCACCCAAGTGAACAAGATTGTCAATTGCGTGGTTTACAACAAAATCAATTGGTTGGCGATATTTATCCACAAAACTATAATGGTTTAATCGAAGTTTACGCAAAATTGATTTCCGCTTCACACGCTGCGGGGACTGTTATTGTTAAGCTTTACGATTCATTTGGTTCTATTTTGTCGCCTGAAACAGTGAAAGGTTTGTTGGCATCGAATTTCACTTTGTACGACAATACTGCAAGTTCTGCCGTAACGTTCACCGTGGTTGAATCACCACAAGGAACATACACGTTCACAATCACTGGAACTGTTCCAGCGTCTGGTCACACGTTGACTTTGACACCGAACAAAAATGGTTTCGATTTCACGAACGTTGTTGCTACTTCTTTGTTAATGGGAGCGTAAAAAAACAAAAGCATAAAAACGAAAAAGGAAGGCGTAAAAACCTTCCTTTTTTTGTTTAAATTTGTAGTATGTTCGACAAATTAAAATCGCTTTGTGAACGCGGACTTGCATTGAAGCAAGACGAAATTTTGGACGAAATTTTTTCCGTGCCAAGCGTCCAAGCGCAAATTGTCGATTTGAACCAAAACCAGTTGTATAACCAAGGCGTCCAATCGGACGGCACACCAACTGGGCAATATGCACCAATAACCGTTTCAAAATACAAACCATTGGCACTTGCCGAAGGTCGTGACGGACGTTCCGACCACATTACAGGAAAGGACACAGGCGAAACATACGCGTCAATGAAGGTTCAAGTATTGCCAAAAAACGGCTTTGAAATTACAGCGGACGACCGGAATAATTTTTTTGACCGAATTACCGACGGATTGGGATTGACGGAAGAGAGCGTTCAAACAATAATGCCAGAAATTAAGGAACGAATGATTGATTCAATAAGGCAAAGACTTTTTACATGAAATACTTCATAACAATCGACGAATTGCCTGTCCTTCGTTGGGATAAATTAATAAAGGGCGAAGGATTGAAACATTTGTTGGTTAAAATAAGAGAATTGAAACCGAACGAGGAAAAGGAATTGGAACGCGTTTGGGTTGACATGAACAACGATTTTTTTAAACGTTTCGGAATGAACAAAAAATTCATGTTGATGTTTGACATGAAAATAAAAATTGGGCGGTTAAAATTAAAACGTTTGTTAGAAGACGACGATACAATTTTAAACCAAATCCGCCGTGAAGAAATTATTTTGGAAAAAATGGAAGCCAACGAAAACGTCGGGCTGAATGTTTTCGAAGCTAAGCTGTTGATTGAAAAGTCAATGAAATGTTATATTCCAATCAAGGAACTTTCGGTTGCAGAATTTTACACGTATTTAAAAAATATCGAAAATGGCAAACAGTAAAATAATTACACAGGACGACATTGCCGAAAAAGGCGCGGTGAGGGACGGCATTCAAAAAGAGTTCGAGGATTTAATGAAATTCCTTCCCGAATTTGAAAACCAATTGAAAACGGTTGCCAAAAACACCGCTGCTGAATTGGCAAAAATAAAAGCACCGTCAGCGATTGCCGACTTGGTTGCTGCCAACGATATTTTGGCGCGTATCGACGACCTCGAAAAGATTTCGAACGAAACGAAGAAAACAAAAATTGCTCTCACCGAAAAAGAAATTGCGCAAAACCAAGTTGACGCAGCTAATAAAAAAGACCGTATTGCGTTGTTAAAAGCCGAAATTGTTGAAATGGACAAATCGGTGGGGACGTTGCAAAAAGTTGAGGCTGCAAATGCTAAATTGCGCGTTGAACGTAAGTCGTTAAACCTTGAAACGCAAGAAGGACAAGCGCGTTTGAAAGAACTAAACGCTGCGATTGACAAAAACAACCAGTATATCAAGGAAAATTCCGACAAATTAAAACAACAAAAGTTGAACGTCGGAAATTATACAGCGTCAATAAAGGAGGCATTCGAAGGGACTGGAATTTTGGGCGAAACAATGAACAAATGGTTGGGAACAATCGAATTATTGTCGGGTAAATTAGAGGCATTAGTAGGTACAATGTTTGCCGAAAAGGAAGCAACCGAGGGAAATATCGTCGCCACGGAAGCGGAAAATGTTGCAACAAAAGAAAACGTTGCAACTAAGGAAACGGATATTGCAGCGACTGAATTATTGAAAGGAGCGGAGGTTGAAAAAACGGTTGCAACGGAAATTGGAACGACGGCAACCGAAGCGTCAACGTTGGCATTGAAGGGCGAAAAGGTTGCAGCGGAGGAAGCCACGGTTGCGACGGAAGGATTGGGAACAGCTTTGAAAGCATTGGCGACAAATCCGTTTGTATTGGCTGCAATTGCCCTCGCAGCTGTGTTGTACGAAGTTGTTAAGTCTATAACGAAAACGCAACAGGCACAAGACGAATTGGCAGCTGACAAAGCATTTTTAGAAGTAATGAAGGAAACTGGCGGACAAGCAACACACGCTGCCTCCGCAATGCGCGAATACACGAAGGCAATGCAACAATTGGAGGAAATGGAAATCGTCAATCTTCCGAAAATTGCAGAACTTCAGGCACAGGCAAAGGAAGCACGTGAGAAAGCAATGGAAACGGAAATCATTCCGCAAAAAATAGCATTGTTAAAGGAACACAACGATTTGACAGACCAATCCGCTGCATTGGAAATAAAACATTTGAAGGAGGTTGCCGAGGAACGAAAAAAAGTTGCCGAAGCGTTTATTGACGACGGCATTGCGTCGCGTGAAAAACGCAAGGAAGCAGCGGAAGCGGAAGCAGCGGTTTATAACGCTGAAAGGGAACACGCCCAAGCGAAAATGAAAACGTCAAAACAAATTTTGGCGTTGGAACAAGAAGTCACGCAACAAGAAATCCAAATGAAGGAGGCGTCTTCATTGCGAAAAATAATGTTGACGCAGGAAGAAGAAACGCAACGAATTCAAATATTGCGCAATTCATACCAAAACGAACTCCGTGCGCTCGTTGAACAACAGCGAAAACTTGGTGACGCCGACGGAAGTGACCCAAAACACGCTGCTGAACGTGTGACGTTGCGAAAGAAATTGGAACACGACATTCAGGAAGTTGTTCGCGATTCCAATATGAAACAAACCCAAGCGATTCAGGGATTGGCTGACACCTACAAAAGTATTTACGAAAAAATCGCTGCCGATAACATTGACCAAATCGACATTTCTGACGAAAAGAAATTGGCGCAAATCAAAAAGAGTTACGACGCTGAATTGTTAGAAATTGAACGAGGTGAACGCGCCCAAGAAAATTTGAAAGCTAATTTGTATAAATTGACCGCCGACAAACGCAAGGAACAAGAAGTTGCGATTGCTAAAAACGAAAGGGCGTTGGAGGAACAAAAACTTTCGGCAACCGCTAAATACGAAAAAGAAAAATACCGTTTGTCACTTGAAACAGAATTGCGTATTCGTGACATTCAAAACGCGATTGCAAACGAGGATTTAGAACAAACAATCAAACGGACGGAACATTTGGCTGCGTTGGCAGAAAAGAAAACTTCCAAGGACGAATCCGCAGGGTCAGGTGTTCACGAATTGAACAAGGACATAAACCAACAAGAATTGATTGCCGAACAGGAAACAATGGCAAAAAAAGCGTTGTTGCGTCAAAAGGAAGCACAGGACGAGCAAAAAATAAATGACGATATAACGCTTTCTGAAGAAGAGAAAAACGATAAAATTTACCAACTAAATAAAAAACTTCAAGACGATTTAGAAAATTTAGACAACGAAGAACTCGACCGAAAAAAGGATTTGGAGGAGAAAAAGTTGGAAATCGCCAAGAAAGCCATTCGCGAAGAAGCTAACGAACTTGCTCAGGTTGCCGACGAAATGCAAAAAACGGCAAACTCGAAAACGGAAGCGCAGTTGAACAACGATTTGGAAATGCGCCAACGCAATATCATTCAACAACAACAATTGGCGTCCGAGGGATTAAATAACACATTGGCATTTGAAAAGGCTGCAGCAGCGAAGGACGAATTGGCGAAACAACAATTGGCAATCAAGGAGGAAAAACAAGCGAAGGAATTGGCGTTTTTCAAAATGTTGGCTTCGGCAGCGACGTCCCAAGACCCAATGAAGGCGTTGGCAACAGCTGCTTTGGCAATGGGTCTGGCTGGTGCTGTGGCAGGAAAATATTTTGAAGGAACGGAAAACGTTGGCGAAGATTTGGCAGGTAACAAAGTTCACGGCGGACGCGACGGATATGTCGTTGCCGTTGACGGCTCTGAAAGGATTTTGACAGGCGAACAAAACAGGTTGATTGGAAAAATGTCCAACAACGAATTGGCTCAATTAGCCTATAAATACCAAATGGGTTATTTGCAAGGCGTGGACATAAAAACGATTGATTTTGCTGGCAATGTACAACAAAGCGCGTTGTTGATTCAAGAATTTTCTGAAATGAAAACAAAGTTGGGACGTATAGAAGAAGCAATTCGGACGCGACCAGTTTCGACAACGGAAATTCACCCTGACGGAACGATAAGCAAATCCGAACTTGTCAACGGTTTGAAGAAAGTTATTCATTACAAAAAATCAAACAATAATTATATATAAGTCATGGTTCAAGTTAGTTTTGAAATTGCAGGAAAGCCAGTTGGGTTGCCGACGAACGCGCATGAAATGGAAATCGAATTAAATTATGGTAAAGACCAATTTCCCGAAAGCGGTGTAATGTCCTTGTCCGAACTCACTTGGGTTCGCGACGAATACGAATTGCTTATGTCATACTATGAAGCAGGATTGAACAATACAGGCGTTGGCATTACCGAAGCACCGTCACTCGCGATTTATATGACCGAAAACGGCGTTCAAAAACAAGTTTTCCAAGGTTACATTTCATTCAAAGGAGCGCGATTCAAGGATAAAATAAGCATAACGACAAAGGCAATTTCAAACGCGACTGTGGATTGGTTGAACGAGGTTGCAGCTGGTTTCACGTTTGAATATTTGGCGAGTGACGATTTCAAGGCGTTGAACAAGGCAGGTTATATTCCTAATTCCGCTTATGTTTTCGTGCCGTATTGTTTAAATCAAGTTCCTAATTACGAACAATGCATCATTGCAACGATTTCAATTTTCGGCGTGTCGCAAAGTATTTATAAAGAAATCGAAAGCATAACGGATTTAGCAATTGACGCAGGAGGTGTATTTACGACAGTACAAGCTGCGTTGCAATTAATTGTCAAAGTTGCGTATGTCATTTTGTTGTTGGCTGCATTGATAAAAATAATTGAGGACACAATTAAATTTTTGGTTTCACCAGTAAAATATCATGCAGGAATGTACGTCCGCGATTTGTTAAAATACGCTGCCGATTATTTGAATATGTCCATTGTTTGCGACATTGTTCAAAATCCGAATTCGCCGTATTATAACGAAATAATAATTCCACCAAAACTTTACAATGCGCCAGTTGGCTCTTCGATAACGTCGGGGAGCGGATTGTTGGGGTTTTTGACGCCAGACCCTAATTCGCAGGTTGGTTGGTTCAAGGGGACATTTGCCGATTTGTTGAACGCTATAAAAACGAAATACAACGCGAAAGTTGTTGTTTCCGTTCCTGTTGGCGGTGCAACGCCGACGAATCAAGGAACAATCACCATTGTAAGAAAGGATTTGAACGTCGTGCCTCCACAATACACATTGCCGAATTTATACCAACCAGAATATTCGTTCAACTCCGACGAAGCGATTGCAAACTATTTGTTGGAATTTGAAACCGATTCAACCGATATGAATACGTTGCAAGATTACCAAGGAACGATTTGTCAAGTAATAACAGGACAAAAAACGGTTAATTACCAACCATTTGTCACATTGACTGATTTTCAACAAGTTTCGATTCCGTTTGCACGTGCTTCAATTAAAACTGGGTTGACTTTGCCTGAACAAATCATTGACGACTTCCTTCAGGTGTTCGACGCAATTGATTCAGCGTTGGTGAGCGTTATAAATGTTTGTATTTCTGCGGTCAACAAAATAACTGGATTCATTAACAAGGTGGTGAAGGCATTGCGTTTTGTTGGAATCAAATTGAATTGGTCGATTCCTGCGTTGCCCACGCTTCAAAAATCAAATTTATCGGCAACTATTGAAAATAGAATTGGAATGATGATGTTGTCGGCAGACCATTTTCAGGTTGCGAAGATTTTGTGTATAAAACCGTCAACAAATCCACGTTTCACGAAACTTGACCC